GGTGACAGAAAGTTTTTATTGTCTGGATTAGTTGCCATATTATATCCTCATTGATACTACTATTTATAATACATTTCAGGCACAAAAAAAGGGAGACCGAAGTCTCCCTTAAAACTGTCTACTAAAGTAGATCTTGTTTTTATTACATTAGGTTAGCAACTTTAACCAGTCTGTAGTAGATGTTGCCATCACCAGTACCCAACCGAGCAGGAGCAGCAGCACCAGCAGGGCCATTGATAGCGAATGGATTAGCGACCATGCCGTAGCGAGTCTTAAATCCAATTTTTGGTTGGAACGTATTCTCACCAACGGCACGGACCATTTGGAGAGGAACGTATGGGCAGTAGAACAGACCAGCATCAAAGGCAGAAGAACCTTTGTATCCAAGTGTGTAGTACTGGTTAGTTGCGTCAGCGAAGTATGGATCGATGTAAACTTTAACACGACCATTCAACACACCAGCAAAAGTGTTACCTGTGTCATCAACGTTCAAGTTGTTGTTGAGAGCAGGAGTGTAGTCAAGTACACCTGCCATCTGAAGCGCAGAAGCGACGTCAGAAGAACAGATCATGACATTACCTTTCCCTCTACGTGTTGCTTTAGCAATTTCGTTAGCATCACGCTCGATCTGGAACATAAGACCCTTGAACTTCTCAACTGACCAACGACCGTTTGAGTCGGTGTCAAGATCGAAAGTACCAGAAGTCGTAGTGTTCTTCGTAGCACCTGCAGTAGCAGAGTAGTTAATCGTACGAACAACTTCACGGTTGATTTCAGCAAGAATCTCAGCAGAAAGAATGTTGCTTAGTTCTGTCTCAGCGTCAAGACCGTGGACTGCTTTAAGATCTTGAGCAAGTTCCATCGTGTACTCAGCTTTAAGAGCACGAGAAACAGCAGTAACAGCAACTTTCTCAATTGAGAATGCCATTTGAGCAAAAGCAGGTGAACCTGAAGAACCAAGTTTTTCTGCCTCAGCAGTAGACATACCTGAGTGAACGTTATAGTTACCACCTGTAGAGGAAGCAGAACGATCGCTTGGGTCTGTACCTGTTTGAGCACCAGTGCTTGTTGCGTTAGCAGCAAAGGTGTTACCTGAGAATGATGCGTCTGCCTCGTTGAAGAGTGCTTCCGTACCATCTTGAGTTGTGTAGCGTGAACGCATTGCAAAGATCAGTCCTGTAGGACCAGTCATTGGTTGTACACCAGCAATGTCGTATGCGATAAGGTTAGGCATTGAACGACGTACCAAAGAAATAAGTACTGGATCGTAAATGTCAACACTACCGTCAGACGCTGTTGAAGAAGAAGCACCCATTGCGTTGTTTGGTGCTGCCTCGCCCAACAGTGTTGGTGCGTTATATCCGCCAGAACCTTGAGCTTGCTCACGAGAAGACTTCTCTTGGTTTTCTAGCAGGGTTGCAACTGTGGCACGTTTATGAGCATCGGCGATTTTTTCGAGATCAGGATGCTCAAGAACTGGCTGCCACTTCTTGATTAATTCATCAGATTGATACATTGTTAGGTCTCCTTTCGGGTTTAACTATCCTAATGTTTTATATTTATATAAAATTACTTCTTGATGCTCTTAGCAATGGCATTCATATAGGCAGCCATGCCTGGATCAACAGATTTTTCAGCATCCTCTTCAATCTCGAGCGGTTCGTCATCAAAGTTTACTTCTTCAGTTACAACTTCCTCAGACTTGAAGTAGTTGCTCTTCAGCGTCTCTAGTTTTTCAACATAAGACTCTTCAGACTCAAACTCGACACCTTCAGCCAACGATGCTAGTTTGATTGCTTGAGATTCTGTCAGACCTTCAGAAACTTTGCCGAGAATAATCTCAACCTTTGCTTCTGTTAGTTCTTTTTTGAGGTCGATTGACTTTTCGATTTCTTCGTTTACTGCCTGCTGGAGTTCTTCAACTTTCTCAGCAAGTTCGTCAACTAGATCGACTTTCTCTTCAGGAACTTCGATGTAGTTCTCAACGAATAAGTCACGTAGACCCTTCATAAAGTTTTCTTGGATTTCAGCACGAATGCCAGACTCAACGGCAAGTTCGTTCTCTTTCATCCACTCTTCAGCAACGTACTCTAGATATGAATCTAGTTTTGCTGCCATGTCTTCTGCGATTTCATCTTTAGCAACTTCCATCTCTGCTTCAAGATCAACAGTTACTGTCTCAAGTAACTCATTAACCTTAGAGACTACAGCAGCTTCGAAGATTGTGGTTGCTTTAGAAGTGAACTCTTCGGAAAGATCCTCACCACTAAACATCGCAGCAACATCTTCAGCAACGTTTACGTCGCCTGCTTTGATTTGTCGTAATTCTCGAACAGATACAGCAGATGTTTCTTCTGCCTTATCTTCAGCAACAACCTCTTTACCTTCAAGTGCACCCATAAGAGCTTCGTAAACACGCTCGAACTCTTCTTTCTTCATGCTCTTGACTGCTTGACTAATGTTCTGAATTGCTGCAACCTTAGTCGGTTTTACTGAAGAACCCTGATCGGGATTCTTTTTCTTGTCCTCATCACTTGGCTTAGAACCAGGAGGAGTTGCTTCCTTACCAGTAGGTTCAGGAACTTCAGCGTCGACACCAAAAGATGCCTTTGCTTCATCAACCTGAGACTCTACTTCTTGATCGAGGTCTTTGATTTCCTCGTCTTGCTTGATTTCTTTATCAGACATCTGGATTGCTCCTTCGTGAAGTTATCTCATGTTATTTATTTATAAAAATAAAACTTTTAGCGACTTAAAGTCTTTAAGAACTGCTCGAAGATCTGAAGTTTGTTTGCTTCCACTTCAGCAGCACTCATTTTCTTTACTTCGCTACGAATTTTATCTGCTTCGATCATTTGCCACTCATTGCGTGCAGCATCAAATACCCAATCGGCACCTTCCATAATTCCTTCAACGAAAGCATTAGGGGCAGAAGGATCTGCTACGATATCCGCAGCAGTTGCCAGATAAAAATCATTTTGTACCTCAGCAATACCATTCTTGGATTGCTTCAGTGAACCCATGCCACGAGAAGATACACCTAGTGTAGCACCCTCGTCCATAAGTGATTTGACGATACCACCATATGGGGTTTCTGTCATAATCTTAGCACGACCAATATAGTTATCACCATCACGCTCTAGTTTGGTGATCATGTGTGACACACGCTCAAGATTAATAGTAGGACCAGTTGGATGACCCAACTCGCCATAGGCACGATTCTTTTCTACATATTCTTTATTGTAACGACCAACTTCTTTATCTAGAACCTCTGTTGGGTAGACTCGACCATTACGATTCTTGATGTTTCCTTGCATGAAAACACCTTCGATAAAGTAGTTCTTCTTGCCGTCTTCTTTTTCTTCTTGAAGAAGTTTGACCTCTTCAGTAATCTCTGTTATAAGTTTCATTCGGAAGATCCCTCCGCTACTTTGGTTGCGAAACAAGCAGCATTACAAGTGACGGTGTCATTTGGTCTCTTACGAATAACCATAGTGCCGTTTGCTGGAATGCGAATGGAAACTTGACCTCCAGCATAACTGCCGTGTTCGCCTGTTCCAGTATCAATGCCTGTGTTAGCAATAACAACTGTTCTTGCGGTGCTGTCGTTTGATAGATGAACAGCAGTTGCTAAGAACACATTAGTGGCAGATCCTGTTGCAACGGTATTTGCTAATGCCTTGATTGCCATTTTATTACCTCATATTCTTGACAAGATCGTTATACATCTTCTTGTCGCTTTTTTGAATTGTTTGTAGAACACCGTCTCGAGGATCTGTATCCATCGCTCGAATCATCATAGCAAGATCTTTAACAGAAGTCTTTTTCTTGATCATGTCTGCTATGGCAAGCATATCGCCTTTGTCTACACCACCACTTTTCTTAGCATACATGGTAAGTGCACGATGTGCACTCTCAGAAACAAACTCTGAGAAACCTTGTATCATTTTAGAACCTCTTCTCGTGAACCATTAAACATATGCTCAGGTGCAACTGGGTGCTTTGTTACCTCAACCTTGTGCATATCTTTAAATTCCTGCTCACCTTTCACACGTGGTTTCAATTCTTTAGTTTCATCTTCATCTTTTGGTTTTACATAATCTTGAGCAGGTGCTTGTTCTTGGACGTATTCTTTAAAACTTTTAATCGACATTTTCTTCTGCCTCAGTTGTTTGGGTTTCAACCTCAACTTCAGGTTCAACCTCTGGTTCAGACATAAACGATGCAGCAACTTCTGCTTTCTTCATTCCTACCGCATCCTGTATTTTATCCATGAGCATAGAACTAACTGCATCTCTAAAATCCGATGCATTACCGTCTGCTGCCATTTTAACAGCGTCTTTCATATTATAATCGCTCATAATTGCTCCTCTGTAGATCTATTTATATTTATAAATTATTATTCAAGTCCTTGATCTTCATCAGGCATTTCCTCAACTTCAGGTTCTTCAGTCTCTTGCTCTGCCTCTATTTGAAGATCAACTTCCTCAATTTCATCCTCAGTTTGCATTAGCACATTTTTGCGCACCCATTCAACTGAGTAATACTTACCAACATAATTGTCTATCTCATTAAGTAACCCTAAACGCTCACGCATAATTTCAGAGTTCTTTAGTTCAGCAAAGTGATTGTCTTCAAGGAAGTCATAAAAGATTTGTCCTTTTACATCTTTCCATTCTGCCTTAGTGATAATTCCTTTAAGCAATAATTGACGCTCAAGTAATATATTGAATAGATCAGTAAATCTATTGCGCAGTCTACTAATAAACTTAGAGAACTTCAACTCGTCACGTGTAATCTCAGAAGCACGACCCAAGTTAAACTGTCCGTCTGATTCTAAACGTGCTGTTGGTACATTAAGTGCTTCGTACAACTTACGGCGGAAATAGTTTACATCATCCAACTCACCTAAGTTTTGACCAGCAGGAAGTGTGGTAATCTCAGTTGAACGACCACCTTCTCGTCTTGGCAACCAGTAGTCCTCAAGCATTGTCATAAACTTACGATCGTCTTTAATGTCTCCAGTAGATGCATCGTAAACAAGTTTGTTCTTATGCTTTGCCATCATATCACGCAGGTACTGTTCTGCCTTTGCTTTCGGTAGATTACCAACGTCGATATAAAATATTCTTCGCTCAGGTGCTCTTGCTAGTCGATAGATAACTGTTGCATCTTCCAACATACGCAACTGATTCATGGGTTTGATCGCTTTGTGTAGATGCGACCGAACCATTTTATTGTTCTCATCTAAGATACCTGAGTGGCAATACGCAATAGCATCAGGTGCAACCTTAACGCCTTGATTGCCAGCAGTCACACCTTTTTCTGAGTAGATATAATATTCATTGTACTCTTTAGGTATAAACTGATTATTCGGTTTTGCTTGTGCTTGTGTCTTTCGCTTTTCGCTACGAACTTTTTTGATCTTGCGTGGATCAATGTATCGAACTTCTTGAATACCTTTGCGTGGACTAGCACTATCAATCATAAGATGATAGTATAGTCTTCCGTCAACATACCAATTACGGAAGATATCGTATGCCTTAGTGTTGAAGTTCAAAAGATCCAGCACATAATCAAACTCCTCACGAATTGTTTCTCTAATCTGCTCTGGCATTTCAACTTCATCCAGAACAATAGAAACTGGAGCATCGTGTTCGTCAGTAACGATTGCTTCGTTAATGACGTCGTCAATCGCACGTTCACACTCTGGTTGTTGTGACATGGTGCGGTATCGAGTAATAAGAGTTGTTTCGTTCTTGGTTGTACCATCTTGATCGATAGCAGTACCATAGAACCCACCTTCAGTGACAGTTAGAATGCCATCTTCAGCAGGTGGAGGCGCAAAGGATTGAACGGTTTTTGGTTGTTCTTCTTCCTTCTTTTTGCCTATTTGGAATCCGAAAAGTTCCATGTTATTTTTCCTATGTCAAAGTATTTGGGGTGATATATTATATTTATACCACCCCAAAAAATCACCTAGTCAATTGTTATTGACCTAATCTTACGCCTTGAGTGCCACGAAGAATTGCTCGCTGAACTTCATTGTCAACAATTGCTTCAAGTACCTCAACAGCAGCAGTAGAAACAGCGTTATTCTCCCAGTAATCATACTGGAATGTAACTGTAAATTCTTCAATGCCCTCAGTTTCCCAAGCAAGATCAATCGTAGAAACCTCTGAAGGGAACATACCAACAAACTTGTATGATTTCAGAACGTTTCCTGTTTGACCAAATTGAGTTACGATTGCGTCTGCCTTATAGTCAGTCTGAGTTGTACCCAATGTATTAGTATTGCCAGTGTGCCCATTAACACGAGCAGACCAGTTTTCCATCATATCTCTGATAGTAAAGTTCTCATCGTTGATGATGGTTGGTGTCCACTCAGCAAAAGTTCTATTCCCTGGAATCTTAATTTGGCGACCGAAGTAAGGAACTTCGATCGTGCCAAGTGTTGATGCTGGGATCTGAGCAGCTTTGACCAAGAACATTGACTCTGGTACTGACCCACCAATTTGAGTTGGTACGTTCAACTGAACAGTAAATAAGGAATTGCGTGCGCCTCCAAATTTCAGCGCACCCTTAAAACCTTCTATGTTAAATGCCATTTGTGTTCTCCTTTTTTATCTATTTATTAGCCGAATTGACCAACTACTTCAGAGAACTCAACGCCAGAGCGAACAGCAACGAAATTCAACTGGATAAAGTTGATAGAACGATTTGGTTTGACATAAATGTCTCCAACAAACTCGTTTCGATCAATTACTTCACCAGTGTTATTTGTTGCGTCACAGACCACACGGTAGTCTGTAATTCCTCGGCGACCCTGTACATCTCTCAAGAACGGTTCAACCAGATTACGGAACTGTGCTCTAGTAAAGTCATCGTTGAATTCGAACAGAGTAAACTTAGCAGCAGTGCTAATTGCTTTCTCAAGAACGATAAACAAGCGACGAACATTGATACGATCAAACGCTGATGGTTTAGCAAGCATCGTTTTATCGCCAAATAGAACTGTACCCTGTCCTGGGAAGGTAACAACTGGGTTGACACCTTTCTTATAAAGTTCGTCACGATCAGTCTTAGTTGGATTGTATGCAAGTCTAATGACACTTCTGACGTTTCCACGGTTAAATCCAGCAGGTGAATACCATGGATCACGTGTTAGATCAGTTTGAACCATCAAACCAGCAGTGTCAGCGTTCAAAGGAACGTATCGATAAACATCGTTGTACTTGTCGTACATGTACTTCCAACCAGAATCCATAACAGCGTATGAAGAACTTGGTAGAGTGTCACGATAAGCAATAATGTCATCACGCTCTTTACCTTCATAAGAACTATTGTTTACAACATCTGCACGCTCAGGTGAGATAACTGCAACACAGTCTTTTCTTGTCTCAGCAACGTTGTTAATCAAGTGTATCGCTAGTGTTGAATCAGCATCACCACCAAGTAAGAAAGAAACATTAACTTGATCAGCGTCTCTAAACAAACTCCAACCAGTAATCTTTTGAGCAGAAGAAGGTGTAGCACCATCTTTACCCTTGACCATACTGTTTGTTATAGGCAAATCATTGCCAGGATAGTTAGTTCCTAGATCAGCACGAACACCTGCCTTTGATGCATTAGAGTTATGACCACGCCACCAAATGTACTGGGATGCTTGATTGATAACATCTTTATAGTAGTTTCCACCACCTTGTTCTGTCTTAGCATCAGATGCCATAGAAACATTATCATACACTTCAAGAACTGCACCTTGCGTGCCAGTAAATAGACCGTCTTCATCGACAACAGCAACGTGTAACGCATCACCCTGGGAGTTTACAGTGTTTGCGTAGTTAGTTGTTGTAGGAGCATCAGTGAAGTTGTTAAAGAACTCCCAACGACGAGTAATGTCAGTTGTGTAGTTAGAAACTGTATTACTTGTATAATCAGATGTTAGTGTAATCGTGTTACCTGACAGAGTCTTAACTTTACGTTGTTGCTTATCTGGACCAAGTAAAAGAATATCACCAACTACGAATTGTGATTCTGTGTTAGAACTACCAGTT